GTCAACCGGTTTGCCGATCGTCAAAAACAATGTGCCGTTGTACGGGCAGTTAGCACCGGGTCAGGAACTTTGGGGTATCTGTGCGTCAGGTCAAAGCGAAGATGTGCGATATTTCACGCACGTTGACTGACGGACCGTCTGTTATTATTCCGTGTTGACCGCCGACAGGTCACGCCGCGTTCGATAACGCACTTGACTGTCACCGTCAGACCGTATCCGTATCCGATAGGAGACACTGACCGTGAAGTTGCTTGACCAGTTGGTTTCCGAGCGTGCCGAAATCGCCACCGCCGTTGAAACGGTGTTGGACCGTGCCGCTGACGAGACCCGCGACCTGACAGAAACCGAAGATAAGAACCTCGCAGACCTGACTGCACGCGCCAAGGCACTTGACGCACGCATCGCAGACCTGCGGGAAATCCAAATTAGCCACCTTGAAGCCGCCAAGTTGCGTGCAGAAGTGGCATCCGCCCCAGCAGCCCATGAGGAGCAGCCCGCTGTGAACCGCATTGACGTGAAGAGCGAGCCGCTCACCTACGAGCCGAACGCCCCGCAGTCATTCTTCCGTGACTCGTACGCCGCCGAATTTTTGGGTGACGTTGCCGCACAGGAACGCCTGAACCGTCACATGACGGAGATGCGTACCGAACTGCGTGATTCGGGTTCGTCGAACTTTGCCGGTCTCGTGGTGCCCCAGTACCTCACCGGTCTGGCTGCCCCGTTCCTCCGTGCAGGACGTAACACGATGGACGTTGCCAACGGTTTGGCACTTCCGGGTGACGGACTCACCGTCAACATTTCACGCATCACGACCGGTTCAAGCGTTGCGGCGCAGGACGGTGACAACGGTGCAGTGACCGAAGCCACCCCGGATGACACCCTGCTAACCGTCAATGTTCGCACCTATGCGGGCATGGTTGACGTGTCGCGTCAGGCGTTGGAGCGCGGCACCGGTGTTGACGGTCTGTTGGCCGCTGATCTCGTGTCGGCTTACAACAGCAAGGTGAACGCTGACGTGATCAACGGTGACGGAACGTCCGGGACGCACCTTGGCATCCTGAACACGTCCGGCATCGGTGACGTTGACGTTGACGACGCATCCCCCACCGCGTACGAGACCTTCCAAAAGATTGTGAAGGCCATCGGCACGGTGACCGCCGCACGTTACGTGCAGCCGGATGTCATCATCATGCACCCACGCCGTTGGGCGTACATTTCGGGTGGTCTTGACTCGTCAAACCGTCCGTTGGCCGGTGTGACCGTCGCCACGTCGCAAAACATCATCGCACTTGGCAACCCCGGTGCGTACGGTGTGGCCGCTGGTGAGATTGCCGGTGTGCCGGTCGTCGTTGATGCTGGTATTCCCACCAACCTTGGTGCAGGCACCAACGAAGATGCCATCATTGTGGCGAACCGTGCTGACCTTGTGCTCATGGAGCAGGCCGCTAGCCCGCTCATGTTGCGCTACGAATCGGTCGGTTCCGGCACCCTCACCACCCGCATGGTGGTCTACGGGTATTCAGCGTTCACCGCTGGCCGTTACCCCGGTGGCATCTGCAAGGTTCAGGGTACGCTGCTCGCCGCGACACTCTGATAAGTCCGTCCCTGCCCCGTGGTACCCTCCGCTACGGGGCAGGGACAATCGACACAGGAGACAACGACGATGGGTGACAAGTACGTGCAAAACCTTATTCAGGCCGGTGCCAGTCCGCATCTCATCGCCAAGTTGTCAACACTTCCCCCCACGCCGAAACCACAACCAGTGGTGGAGCCGGTGCAGGACGATACGCACGGCAGCGACGACCCTGCACCGGCACCTAGGCGTGGACGACCCCGCAAGGGTTCGTAATGGCATACACCACTGTTGCGCTTGTCAAAGCGTCACTAGGCATCCCGGTATCAGTCACGTCTGAGGACACCGCCATAACCGCTGCAATTGCCGCAGCACAAGCGTTGATTGATAACTACACGGGACGCACGTTTGAAGTGTCAGCCACGTCTGTGCGTGTCTACAAGCCTCGTACAGCGTCCATCCTTGACGTTGACGACATCGCCACGTTGACCGGGCTGGTCATCAAAGTGGACAACGACCAAGACGGAACGTACGAAACGACATTGGCCGTGACCACTGACTATGTGGTAGACGGCAATGACACGCCCTACCGGACCGTTACGAACGTGAATAACGGTTGGCCGTTGTCGATCTACGGTCGCCCCACAATCGAAGTGACCGCCAAGTTCGCATACAGCGAAACCGCACCGGACAACATCAAACAGGCAGCATTGTTGTTGGCGTGCCGTCTGTATCAACGCAAAGCAAGCCCGTTGGGTTTCCAAGCCGGTGCCATCGCAGAATTCGGACCGGTCCGTATCTCCCGCACTGACCCTGACGTGGCAGCACTACTGCAAGGTACAAAACTGTTCGGGGTTGCCTAATGGCCGACTACGGCACCATAAAAGCAGCGTTAGCAACCACGCTGAACACGTCCACATCTGTTGAAATTGTGTACGAGAACCCGCCGGACGTGGCTATTACACCGTGTGCAATCATTGTGCCCGGTGGTGTCGCTGTCGAATATGGCGATGCAATGCAACGTGGCCTACTGAAACTGTATTTCACGGTCACGTTCATGGTGCAACGCTTTGAATTTGACAGCAACATTGCTCGCCTTGACCCGTTGGTGTATGGCACTGACAGCGTTGACCAACTGTTAGCAGCGGACCGCACGTTGGGTGGTGCTGTGTCCTACGCCAACGTGGTGTCCTGCACCAATATTGGCAACGTCGGATACGGTGACGAAGTGTATTTGGGTGCGGAATTTGAAGTAGAAGTGATGGTGGAACCATGACGTATGAAGTGACCAGCGACCGGGTGCGTGGTTTTGACCGTGGCGAAATCGTCACGGATACAGACCTGTTGGGGTGTAATATTGTGGCGTTGGTGGCCGCTGGCCATTTGACGCAACACGACACCGCACCACTGGTTGACGAAACAGACGGAACAGAGGACGAAACAGAATGAGCAAGTTTGTCAGCACTGATTACAGCGTGACGGTCAACAGCGTTGACCTGTCAGACCATGTGCAGTCCGTGTCGTTTGACGTGGCCAGCACGGAAGTTGACGTGACCTGCATGGGTGATGTGTGGGACCAAGCCGTAGGCGGTCGCAAATCAGCGTCCGGGTCCGTCACGTTCTACCAAGACTTTGACGCGTCGTCAGTTGATGCGACGTGCAACGGGCTGGTTGGCACCACCACCACGCTCGTGTTCCTGCCTACGTCAAGTGCTGCCGGTGCAACCAACCCTGAATACACCGTGACCAACGCCCTCATCACGGGCTATCAGCCGGTTGCAGGCACCTACGGTGATGCCGCTATGACGGTGTTGACGTGGACTAAGGGCACGCTCGCCCGCGCAACGTCCTGACCTGACCGACACTGACAACTAGGAGGGGCCATGCAGGTGCCATACAACGTCGAAGTCACAATGATGGCTGACGACACGCCACGTGAATACGAAGTGACAATGGCTGCGCTCATTGAATGGGAAAACCATTTTCCTGACATGACATGGCGTGAATGGGTCGTGAAACAAACCCATGTTGGGTTGGCATACATCGGGTATGCGTCAATCAAAACCACTGGGGCCGTGCTAAAACCGTTCAAAGAATGGTCAAGCCAAGTGCGGGTGGTGCGCTTGGTCCCAAAAGACGACGAGTAGACGGTAGGCCACGGGTCAACACAGAATTTGCCCGTGAACTTGCAGCCATGTCGATTCGTACGGGTATCGCCCCAACTGATCTGATGGCGACACCTACAATAGTGCTTCAGGAGATGCGAGCAATATTGTTGGAACAGCAGCAAGGGTGAACCGTGGCGGATGTCATCGCACAAGTTGAAGCGGTCAGGGCACGTGGCGGTGACGTTGGCGTATCTTTTGACGGTCTCTACAAACTGCGTCGTGCCATCGTCAAGTTGGATGATGCCGCCAAACAGGATTTCAAACTGGCCGGATACAACGCCGCACAAATCGTGGTGGATGAAGCCAAGCGGTTGGTGCCTGTCCGTAGCGGTGCGCTCGCCAAAACGATTCGTGCAGCCAAAGTGGTGTCAGGTGGCAAGGTGTACGCCGGTAAAGCGAAAGTGCCGTATGCCGGTCCTATCCATTTTGGTTGGGCGAACAGGAACATACGCCCCAACCCGTTTTTGTATGACGCTGCTGACCGTCGTGTGAACGAGGTTATGGACGCATATTTGGCGCAAATCTACGAGATTTGGAATAGGAACATCTGATGGCAGGCA